TACGGCTTCAAGCGTTCCATCTATAGCATCAGTTACTTTATCGGGATCAACGGTACAAAATTTACAAGTAGATATTCCAGACACATTAGGCGGAGTGGGACCTGCATTTTGGGTAATTGACTCAAATAACTATTTTGCAGTAGATGCTGTTTATGAACAAAGTTCTTCTTCTGCCTGTTCTGGTCAAGGATTTTATTGGGATGGTCCATCATCACCATGCGGAGGATGTGTACAAGGGTGTGAGTATGAAATTTCTTGCCCTTGTACTGGCCCTGCTGGTCAGTACTTTAGCCAAAGTTGCAGTCCTACTTCATTAAGACAAAGCATCTGCATGGGTGCCTGCGACAGTCCATCAGGATCTGCAACATATTTAAACCCAATTTGGCGCTGCACAACATCCGTATCTACAACAACTTACAACTCTATTTTAGAAATGAGAAAAGTTGTTTCAGGAACTCTTGCAAATTCAAGATTTACATATTCAAGTAGCCCATCTGCATATTCAACAACTGGCTCTATAAAAGTAACTACCTCTGGAGACTCAGCAACGATATATGCATATTCTGGACAATCTCTTGGTGGATCACTGCTCTATAGCACTACATCAAATTTTAGTGGTCATACTAAAGCCAATAAAGTTGGAATATTTAAAACTTCAAGTTCTGCAAGACAAGGATCTCAACTAGATAATATTTCTGCAACAGTTACAACCTAAACCTATGATATAATTTAATCAATATAAGTGGAGAAATTATGTCAAATTTAGAAAATAAAAATGTTAGACCTTGGGATATTTTTAATAAAAATATTCTAAAATTAGAATCTAGTATTTCACAACAAAGACTAGAAATATGTAGAGGTTGTGAAGAATTTATGAAACTTACATCTCAATGTAAAAAATGTGGATGTTTTATGAATTCAAAAGTAAAACTACCAAGTGCAGAGTGTCCACTAGGCAAATGGAGCGCAGTTACAGTAGACTACAAAGAGGAGATATAGCATGACAGAAGAAACTTTGGAACATCCAGTAAAAGTAGCATTTATAATTGACAATAAGGTAGTAGATGTTATTCATACAGATACTCGCCTAGGTGCTATATTTTTAAGTAATCCAACAACGATAGATATTACAGAAATGTCGCCAATGCCAGCAGTTGGTTGGGACTATGATTCAGCAACTAATTTACTCTCTGGGAACTTTGTCAACGGAGATGAAGATGAGATTCTTGCTTAATCTTATTTAAAAAAAATACCCCCAAGGACAAAATCCAAGGGGGTTATTTTTTGTATAAAACTATTTAGGAAATTTATTCATCCACATTCTAGTTTTAGGTGTTATGCCTTTCCAAGAAGACCAATCTTCTCCACCCCTAGACATGTAGTATGCAATCTCAGCATTTTTGACGGGATTGAATAATTCAGCGTTAGAATCAAGATCAAACTTATCTCGTCTGTCTGGACCCAAGTTGTCAATCATATTAATCTGAAACATCCCGTAGGATGAGTCCCCTGTCTTATGGTTTCCATTAAATGCAAAAGGACGACCATTAGATTCTTTCTTGGCAATAGCCCAAGCCACCACTAAATCATTACCTCTAAACCCAACAAGGTGAAGAAGATCTTTTAATTCAACATCTGTAAGATGTGTTTTGTTTTCATAACTTTCTAACATTTTTGCTTTAGAAACAACAAAAGCCACCTCGTGGGTGGCAGCAGGGTTTTCAGCCTGTTTAATTAGTAAGTTGTTTTCCGTACTTGTTGCATTGGCAAAGTTGCTAAATGGTGCAACAACTCCAACCAATGCTAGGATTCCAATCCAAGCCTTCAAATCTCTTCTCATAATAAAAACCTCCTAGAGACTAAAAATGCTACTTGTTAGTAGCATGTATTAATTATAACATGAATTTGGCTTCAAAGTCAAACTTTAGGTAACATTTATATAACTTTTTAATTTTTTGTGCGGGAAGTGGTATAATAATAAGTACTATGGCTACTGGTGCAACTACTAATTATGATCTTCCGTACCCCGTTTTAAGTGACCCTGTAAATGTTCACGAGGATATTCAGTCACTTGCAGAACGACTAGAAGATATTTTATCTAATGTTGGTGTTCCATTTATTTCTTTAGAAGTTAGAAATACAACAGGTTCAACAATTGCAAAAGGAACTCCAGTATATATTTCTGGGTATTCAACAAAACCAACAATTGCAAAATCTGACTCAGATGATTTAACAACTTTCCCAGTTGTTGGAATAACTCAGTCAGCAATATCAAATTCAGCAGATGGAGTTATTATCATCTCTGGCGTATTTGAAGGAATTAATACTTCTTCCTATACCGCTGGAGATATCCTTTATGTTGCAAATGGTGGAGGTCTTACAGACACCATTCCAGCAAGTGGATCTGGTGCAGTTGCAGTAGTTGCTAAATCAAATGCTTCAACTGGAATTATTATTGTTGGACAACCAAAAGGCAATGGCACATGGGGATCAATGAAAGCAGGTTTAGCATAATGGCAGTTTTTAGAGGTCAAGGCGCATCTACATACGATATTGGTGAAGCACCACCATTTGTTAATTGGACTATTGTAAAAGGAGATACTGCATCCTTTATGGTGTATCTAACAGATGATGCAAGACAGCCTTTAATTATTCCTGATTGGACAATAGAGGCAGAATTTAAAAGACCAACCACTCCAGTTGATCCTCAAATTATTACAGACTCTGCAACAATACTTTTTACAATTAATCCAGCACAAGACTTAGATGATGAAGACGGTGAATTCAAAGTTAACCTAACTGCAGCACAAACTGCACAGTTAAGAACAAATGATATTTTTGATATTGAACTACGTCTTCCACAGAATACACTTGTATGGACAGTTGCTCAAGGCAAGATCACCTTACTTGAGGATGTTACAAACTAGTGGCAACTGTTACTATAAATAATAACAGTCCTATAACTACAAAGGTTATTGAAAGAGTTTCTTTTCCAAAAGCAGAAATTGTTGATTTAAACCGTGGTATAAGAATAAACTCAATATTACCATTTAGAGTAAGATTCACAGCAATACAAATACCAAGCGCTATTGGCAATGTGCCAGCAATTCCATTACAGGTCATTGGTTTCTCTAACTACATACTTTGAAATATGTGATATAATTCAGGCATGGCTAAAATATCATTATCAAGCGTAAAGGCCCTGTTTCAGACAGGTGATAGACCAACCGAAGAAAACTACGTTGATTTAATTGATACCTTATCAGCACAGGCAACAGACTTGGGCTCTGCAGGTAACAATGAAGTAACAATCACTGGCATTGAGAACAGCACAATCTTTGATAATTTTACTGCCTCAGAGTGGAGATCCGTTAAATACGTGGTCTCATTAAAAAAGAGTACTGGAGACAAGTTCTTCACAACAGAGTTAACCATAGTCCCTGATGGTACAAACGATAACGTCAGTGAATATGGAACAGTAGACAATGATGGGAATATTGGCACCATTAGCGTCTCTAGGGCAGGAGGCACAGTTAACCTAACTGTAGTTCCCGTGGTGGGTCAGACCCCGATTACCTTGCGCTACATGCGTACTGGTTTGAAGGCTTAACCAAGGAGATAAAAAATGGCAACAGTAACAAAAGATTTTAGAGTAAAGGCTGGATTAGTAGTTGAGGGCGCAACCGCAACCGTTGAAGGCCACGATATTCTTACAAAGAAGATTGTAGATGCAAAAGGTGATTTACTAGTTGGTACTGCAGATAATGCAGTATCCCGTGTCGCCGTTGGAACGAACGGACATGTCCTTACTGCAGACTCTGCTGAAACAGGCGGAGTTAAGTGGGCAGCACCTGCAGCAGTTGGTGTATTTGATACATCAATTACTTTTGAAGGTGCTACAGCAAATGATTATGAGACAACTCTTACAGTAGTAGATCCAACAGCAGACCGCACAATTACACTTCCTAACGTATCAGGTACTGTAGTTACATCTGGTGATACTGGTACAGTTACAGCAACAATGCTTGCTTCAGATTCAGTAACTACCGCAAAAATTACAGATGCAAATGTAACTGCAGGAAAACTTGCTACAGATTCCGTAGAAACAGCAAAGATCGTAAATGCAGCAGTAACTGCTGCTAAACTTGCTGCAGACTCTGTAGAGACAGCAAAGATTGTAGATTCAAACGTTACAGCAGCAAAGTTGGCTTCAGACTCAGTTACAACTGCAAAGATTCTTGATGCAAACGTAACAGATGCAAAACTTGCTGCAAACTCAGTTACAAACGCTAAGATTGCAGATGCAGCAGTAGACACAGCAGAACTTGCAAACAGTGCTGTAACAGCAGCAAAACTTGCTACAGATGCAGTTGAAACATTAAAAATTAAAGATGCAAACGTAACTGCTTCTAAACTCGCTTCAGATTCTGTAGAAACAACAAAGATCGTAAATTCAGCAGTAACAGAGGCAAAGATTGCAGACGGAGCAGTAACTTCAGCAAAAATTCTAGATGGAACAATTGTTAATGGCGACATTAATGCATCAGCAGCAATTGATCAATCTAAGATTTCAGGACTTACAACAGATCTTGGAAATAAGTTAGCACTTGCTGGTGGAACAATGACTGGTGCAATTGCAATGGGCACAAACAAGATTACAGGTCTTGGAACACCAACCGATGGAACAGATGCAGCAACAAAGTCTTATGTAGACACAACAGTTCAAGGAATTGACTGGAAAGCGTCTGTAAAGGCAGCAACAACTGCAAACCTAACACTAGCATCTGATCTTGAAAATGGAGACACACTTGACGGTGTAACTCTTGCTACTGGAGATCGTGTTCTTGTTAAGGATCAGTCAACTGGTTCACAAAATGGTATCTATGTAGTTAAGGCATCTGGTGCTCCAGATCGTTCTACAGATGCAGATGATGGTGCAGAAGTAACTGCAAACTTTGCGGTATTTGTAGAGCAAGGAACAGTAAACGCTGACTCAGGATTTACATTAACAAATAACGGTGCAGTTACAATTGGCACTACAGCACTTGCTTTCACACAGTTTACTGGCCTTGGACAAATTATTGCTGGTACAGGATTAGACAAGACTGGAAACACTCTTGATATTGATTCAACTGTAACAACAAACGATGGAACTCAAACCCTTACTAACAAAACTATCAATGGTTCAAGTAATACTATTACAAATGTTTCTTTAACTACTGGAGTTACAGGAACACTTCCTGTTGCTAACGGAGGTACTGGAATAACATCACTTGGAACAGGTATTGCAACATTCCTTGAAACTCCATCTTCTTCAAACCTTGCAGCAGCATTAACCGATGAAGCAGGTTCTGGAACAGTAGCATTTACTAATAGCCCAACTTTTACTACACCAACTCTTGGTGCAGCAGCAGCGACAAGCATTGCTTTTGCAGATGCCCTTGTTGGTTCTGCTCTAGCAACTGCTGGAACATCAGCAACGACAATCGATACATGGTCAGCAACAACATACTCTGCTGCTAAGTACATTGTTCAAATGAAAAAGGGCAATGACATTGAGGTAATTGAAATGCTTGTTGCAGTTAACGGAAATAACGATGTTTACGTAACAGAGTACGCTGATGTAATCAGCAACGCTGAACTAGGAACAACAAATGCTGTCTACTCAGGTGGCAATGTTCTTCTTCAGGTAACTGGAGCAGCAGCAGATACTGCTGTTAAGGTTCACAAGACTTATATCGAAGCATAATTAGGGACGGGAGTCAACTATGGCAACAGTAAATAAAGACTTTAAAGTAAAGCATGGGCTAAACGTAGCCGAAGGTGGTACTTTTGGTCAAGCAGTCGTAGTTGGCACCCCAACCGAAAATACACATGCTGCTACTAAAGCATATGTAGACGGTAGAGAACTTCTTGTAGCCCAAGGTGCAACACCACCAGATGCTGAAAATGCAACAGATGGTGAACTCTTTATTAATGTTGATGAAAACAGACTTTTATTTTTCTATAATGGTCAGTGGAATACACTTGCACTACTAAATGACACAATTGAAATAGCGCAACACATCCACGATACATCAATTGGTGGAACTGGTTTAATTGTTTCAACGTTTAAAGATGCTGGTTTTTATAATGAGGCTGGCGCTGAAGAAGATGCTGGTTTTTATAATACTAATAGTTGGTCTGTCACATATGATGGCGGAATTGCAACAGAAGTATTTAATTAAAAACTGATATAATATGACTATACACCACTGGAGGAGTAAATAATGGCAACAAGAATGCAACAGCGTAGAGGTACCGCATCACAGTGGACATCTTCTAACAATGGCGATGGTCCAATACTAAATGCTGGAGAAATCGGCTGGGAATCGGATACAAATAAATTTAAGATTGGTGATGGAGTCACACGTTGGAACGCCCTTACCTATTTCGTAGATGCAACAGATGTTATTGCAGCATCACTTGGAGCATACCTACAGGATTCAGATGTCGGAGCAATCTCTGGCGTAGCAGGACTTGATGCAAGCAAGAACCTTGTAGTTCCTGGAACATCTATTCACATTGAGGGTGCAACAGATAATGAATATGAAACAACATTAACTGTTGTAGATCCAACTGCTGATCGTACTATTACTTTCCCTAATGCAACTGGTACAGTTATTACAACTGGAAACCTTTCAGACATTACTAATATTGGAGTATTTACTTCAACAATCGTAATGGAAGGCTCTAGCGCAGACGATCATGAACTTACAATTTCAGCAGGAAATCCTACTGCTGATCGCACTGTAACATTCCCAGATGAAACTGGAACTGTTCAACTTAGAGTGACTGATGTTTCAGACACTGAAATTGGATACCTAAATGGTGTTACTTCTGCAATTCAGACACAGTTAGACGATAAGTCAACTGCCTCAAAAACAGAAACTCTTACAAATAAAACTTTAACAAGCCCTAAGATTAACGAAGATGTGGCACTTACGGCAACTGCAACAGAGTTAAATTATGTAGATGGAGTAACTTCAGCAATTCAGACACAGTTAGATGCTAAACTTGCTTCTGCAACTGCATCTTCAACATATGCTCCACTTTCAGGACCAGCACTAACTGGAGATGCAACAGCAGTTAACTTAACAATATCTGGAAACTTGACAGTAAATGGAACAACAACAAACCTTAACTCAACCAACCTAGTTGTTGAAGATAAGAACATTATTCTTGCAGATGTTGAAACACCTACAGATACAACTGCTAATGGTGGCGGTATCACGTTAAAGGGTGCAACAGATAAGACATTTAACTGGGTAGATGCTACAGATGCTTGGACTTCATCAGAACACATTAATCTTGCTTCTGGAAAAGCCCTTTACCTAAACGGTACATTGTTAAAAGATGTAACAGAAACATTAACAAATAAAACACTAACTAGCCCAACATTGACTACTCCAGATCTTGGAACACCAAGTGCATTAACACTTACAAATGCAACTGGACTTCCAGTATCAACAGGTATTTCAGGTCTTGGTTCAAACGTAGCAACATTCCTTGCCACTCCTTCATCTGCTAACTTTGCTTCAATGATTTCAGATGAAATCGGAACTGGTAACGTATTGCTTTCTGAACTTCCAACAAGCGCACAGTCAGCATCTTATACTCTTGTCCTTGCAGACAAGGCAAAGGTTGTTGAAATGTCTGTTGGGTCAGCAAATAACCTAACTGTTCCACTAAACGCATCAGTTGCTTTCCCAGTAGGAACACAGATTCACATTGTTCAGACTGGTTCAGGACAAACAACTGTAGTAGCAACAGGTGGAGTTACAATTAACACAGCAACAACTCTAAAGTTGAGAGCACAATGGTCTGCAGCAACACTTATTAAGCGTGCTGAAAACACATGGGTTCTAGTAGGAGATCTTGCAACATCATAACAGAACTTTATAAATAATAAAGTACTCAACCTAAACTTAAGGTTGATAAGTTAAAAACTCCGCATAAAACGGAGTTTTTTTCTTTGTAAATTTATGATATACTTAAGACCACTTTGGAAAACTCAAAGTACTCATCTAAATTTGCTTAGAAAGGTAAATAAATGTCAGAAGTTTTTTCGTTTCGTCTATCAGAAGAATTTGTAAATAAATATAATAATACTCCAGCACCATTTGGATTTTCAGATGCTGGATCTAACTCATTAGGAGAGATTACATTTATTCGTACATATTCTCGTGTTAAGGAAGACGGTACAAAAGAACGATGGCATGAAGTATGTCGCCGTGTAATTGAGGGTATGTATTCAGTACAGAAGAACCATGCTAAAGATAATCGTCTGCCATGGAATGATAATAAAGCACAGAAGTCTGCACAAGAAGCATTCCAAAGAATGTTTGAACTAAAGTGGACACCACCAGGTCGTGGCCTCTGGGCATTTGGAACTCCTATGACTATGGAAAAGCGTAATTCAGCATCACTACAAAATTGTGCAATGGTTTCAACAAGAGATATTGATCGCAATGATCCTGGCGCTTTATTTGCTTGGGTGATGGATGCATTAATGCTGGGTATTGGAGTTGGATTTGATACCCTTGGACAAGATAAACAAATGTCTATTTATGCTCCTACTGAGCCAGCATCTATTTATGAAATCCCAGATACCCGTGAAGGCTGGGTTGAGTCAGTTCGTCTTTTAGTTAACTCTTTCCTACGCCAGAATCAACCTATTCAAGAGTTTAACTATGACCTTATCCGTCCTCTAGGAGCCCCTATTAAGGGCTTTGGAGGCGTTGCAAGCGGTCCAGCACCACTTATTGATCTCCATACACGTATTCGTAATGTCATTGGCTCTAGGGCTGGAGAAGTCTTAGATAGCCGTGCAATTGTAGATATTGTTAACCTTATTGGAACCTGCGTTGTTTCTGGAAATGTTCGTCGTTCTGCTACCCTTGCACTTGGAACTCCAGAAGATGAAGGTTTTATTAATCTTAAAAATCCAGAAGTATTTCCAGACCGAAATTCATACGATCCAGAAAAACCAGGGTGGGCATGGATGTCTAATAATTCTATTTCGGCAACTGTTGGAACAAAATATGAAGACTATGTAGATTTAATTGCAGATAACGGAGAGCCAGGATTTATTTGGCTGGATGTTGCAAGAGAATACGGTAGATTAAAAGATGCACCAGATTATAAGGATTCCCGTATCATGGGATTCAATCCTTGTGCGGAGCAGCCATTAGAATCATATGAACTTTGTACACTTGTAGAAGTGCACTTAAATCGTCATGAGTCTAAGGAGGACTTCCTCAAGACATTGAAGTTTGCATACCTTTATGGAAAGACCGTAACTCTTATGCCAACACATTGGCAACAGACAAATGGAATTATGCAACGTAATCGTCGTATTGGAACATCACTTACGGGCATTGCATCTTTTGCTGATAATAGTGGGCTTCCAGCATTACGTGAGTGGATGGATGAGGGATATCAAAAGATTCGTCATTATGACCATAAGTATTCTGAATGGCTATGTGTTCGTGAATCAGTTCGTGTAACTACCGTTAAACCTTCAGGATCTGTATCACTTCTTTCTGGAGCAACTCCTGGAGTTCACTGGGGTCCTGGAGGAGAGTTTTATCTTCGTGCTATTCGTTTTGGTAATACAGACCCAATGCTTCATTTATTTAAAGCGGCGGGGTATAAAATTGAAGATGACCTTGTATCAGCAAATACATCCGTAGTATATTTCCCAGTAGCGTCTGGACACAAACGTGCTGAGAAGCAGGTTAGTTTGTTTGAAAAAATTGGCTTGGCAGCAACTGCTCAAAAGTACTGGTCAGATAATGGTGTTTCTGTAACTTTATCATTTGACAAGGAAACAGAAAAGCAGTTTGTTGCTCCAGCATTAAATATGTATGAGGGTCAATTAAAGGCTGTATCTTTTCTTCCAATGGGTAATAAGACTTATCCACAGCAACCATACAGTGAGATTTCAAGAGAAGAGTATAACTCTTATGTTGGCACAATTGGAAAGATTGATTGGTCTGCAATTTATGACGGTAAAGATAACTTAGATGCTGAGTCTGAAAAATACTGTTCAACCGATGCATGTGAGATTAAATTATATTAAGCCGTATCCTGCTATAATAAGGGGATAGGAGAATAATGTCTACCCCATCAAATTTGTACGCAGAAAAAGTTTTTAGTGAACACCCAATGGCTCTTTGGGCACTAGATGACAAACTTGATTATGTCAGCCTTATTTCAGAGGCTCAAAGAAATATTCTTACACTTTGGGATGAAACAGGATGTACTCTTTCTGCAGGCACTGGGTTAACTGGTGAGCCATTTCCAGATAGTTATAATACAAAGGTTAGTTGTGATATCCCAGTTGGAGTTACAAATGAGGCTATATTAAAAAGCCCAGAAATCATGAATTTTCAGGATCTAGATTTAGAACTTGGAACATTTTGTATAGGAACACATTTTTATTCTGGTAGCGTATATCTTGAGTCAATATCTGTTGGATATGAATATACAGATACTACAACATCGCTAGTTATTCAAAAGTTAAAAACCTTTAATACTTCTATATCTAACCAGTGGGGTTTTGTTTCAGAAACATTTGAAATACCAAACGAAAATACTAATATAAGGCTAGTGATAAAGATAGTAACAAATACTGGTGGAGATAATATTGATGACTATGAGTTTTATTTTAATGGAATCTCATTTGGTCAGTGGTCGGAAGACTTTAATGTTGTATCTTTAGGAATTACAACAGAGCCTTTTCCAGCAGGTATTGAACTTACAACAACAAACACAGTAGTAGAAGCACCAGCATACGGAATATCTTCAGACACTGCGTATTATCTTGTTAATGGAAACTCTTTAGTAGCAAGAAATACTGGAGTGCCATTAGTGTTTGGTGCATCTAGCGTTACTAAAATTTTACCTAATAATGGTGATCCTTCTTTAATAATTCCTGGGAAAGGATTTCTTCACGAATCTGGAAGATACAATGATTATACTGTTGAGTTTTGGGCAAGAATAAATTCAGATACCCACACCCCTAAAAGAATTTTTGGACCAATAGGAAGTCAAGATGGCCTTTATGTTGAGAGTGGTTTTTTAACTTTATTTATTGCTGGTAATTTTAGTTCTTATTTTGTTGGTGAATGGTTTAGACCAATGCTAATACACGTAAGGCTAGTAAACGACAATGCAACTGTTTTGGTAAATGGAGAACAGGTTATTTCTTTAGATTTTGTTACTAGTGATATGTCTTTACCAAACCTAAATGGAGAAAATTGGATTGGATTCTATGCATACGAAGACGTAAGTCCAATTGAAATTGACTGTGTGGCTATCTATTCTTATCAAGTTCCTAATATTGTTGCTAAGCGTAGATACGTTTATGGACAAGGCGTTGGATCTTCAGAAAGTATTGATTCGGCATATAGTGGAACTTCAGCATTTATAGATTATTCATTTGCAGATTATACTTCAAATTATAGTTACCCAGATTTTGCACAATGGCAACAGGGAACTTTTGACAATCTAGCAACAACAGCAACAGCATTGACAACACCTCAGTATTCTTTGCCAACAATATACACTGGAACAAAAACCTTACAAGACTTGTATGATGATTCTGACGCAATATATCAAAACCTTGCTAGTGGAGATCTAGGAACAGATAGTCATTTTATATCTTTAAATCCAGATTCTTCTTGGGACAACGATGGAGCATATATTAATTTTGGAAACTTTAATATTTTAAGTTCACAAGTTGCTTCTTTATATGGTGTATTTCAGGTAAATAATCAGGGAAGCGGAACAGACGAAGAAGAGCAGATACTATTTAAAATTTACAATCAAAGCACTAGCAATTACTTCTTAGTAACAGTTGATGGCCTTGAGTTGGTTTATTCACTTTTTTATAGTGGAATCTCTCAAGAAATATACAGAACGGACGAGTTTGCACTTGAAGAGTTATTTGCCGCTGGATTTAATATTCAGTCTCTTGTCAATACTTTTGGTGGCAATGTTGCAACATTTTTTGGCAATCAAAACTCCTTAAGTCTTTATGTTGGAGGAGATGCAACTGGAAATAAAACATTTAAAGGCTATATTTTTTCTATTGGATTTTCTACGACATTAAACGCTAATTACATATCAGATTATTTTAATGAATCTGGAATTGCAATAGTTGACTCGTATACTGGTAGTGGGGTCGAAACATCAGAAAATGCTTTAGCACTTCTTTTACATACAGCAAGTTATACCCTTTTGCCAACATATGCCTATGGAAGTTTATTCTTTGACATAGGAGTTTCTGGATATTGGGAAGACTACATGCCATTGTCATATTTTGCAAAGTATGTACAAAATGATGTTGGAAACTCTTTTTATGATTTAGATTTTCTACAGTTTAACCTTGGCTATCCGTCTCCATCAAGTCTTTTAGAGTCAGAAACAACAGGGTCATGGACCTATGAGGATTTACTAACAGAGTATTCTCTTCCAGCACAAAGGACATATCAGCAACTAGATAATTCACTACTTACTGGCTGGAATAACTATCAAGATATCAAAGAACGTGCTTTAAAGTATTATGAGTATAATACATCAAATGCAGCAATTAGAAGTTATGTAACTTTTCAGTACATAGAAGAGGGTGCAAATAGGCCACAAGAAGCATTTACTACTACTGTAACAGCAAAAGAAAATGCAATTGTAGATGTCTCTGAGTATCCTTCTTGGGCAACGACAAAGTTTGAAGTTGTTGATAATACAATTATTTATCCTAGAAAAGACGTTGATTTTAATGATTTAGCAATTGTTTATCACCTTGACTTTAATATAAGGGGAATACTAACAAAACCGATTCTTTTAAGAAAATTAGAGGTTGCGTCTAAAGCGCTAAACGATAACTCATTTAATCCAGTTGGTACAAGGTTTGGAACTGACCTATTCCCGTACAAGCGCTCTGGAATATATTTTGACTATAAATCAAAAAATCCGTTTAGCATCTATAAGGGAAGCACACCATACCTATATATGACCAGAACTTCTGGAATACAGGTTCGTGGCGATTTTGATTCTAATTTTGATCGTGGAATATCTATGCCAATAAACCAGTCATTATCAGAAAATTATAGAGTTAGCGCCATGCAATCTTGGATAAGATATGATCAAGAGTCTTTTACAGGAACCCCAATAAGTTTATTTGAATTAAGGCACAAGGGTGACACAATTGTTTTTTACGTTGTATCAAATGATGAGTTTGGTCAAAGAGGCAGGGTATATGCTAAAAATAAATCAGACAACTCAGATTTTCAAGGAATATCTTATTTCCTAAATGGAACCCTAGTAAGAGAGCCAGTCTTAACTCTTAAAGAGTGGGCAGTTTTAGGAATTAACTTTGGAGAAGCACTAAACTTTGATTTATTTAGAGGGTTTATTAATCTAAATAGTCCAGCAATATTTAATAATATTTCCTACTATCAGGCAAACAATCTACAGCAGTTGCAGTCAAAAATTAATAGGCCGTGGCTTAAGGTAAAACAAGAGGGTTTGACTGAACGTGAATGGTCATATTGGCTAAATAACTTTACCTGGGAAGGAGTTCTTGTTATTTCAGCATCAGCCCTGTACGGAGTTAACGCACAAGATGTTTATAAGAACTATTTAGGAACTAATAAGATTATCATTGATGATGAATCGGGTATGATTTTTGATGCAGACAAGTTAAAAATCTATAAGGATGCAACTTGGTCTATATCTGTAGGCACACCAGTCTAATCTGGTATACTTATGGTTATGGATTCTTTAATTAACCCAAAAACTGGTAAACCGATTGTAAATAATGTACGTCGTAAGGTCATTGATAAGCATTACGACTGGGGCCTATACGTTTATAAGAAGTCAAACGGAAAATGGTTTACAGATGGTACTGGATCTGTATTAAATATACCTTCTCAAAAGGGAGACATATCAAAGATTGCTGAACTAAAGA